AAAATACAGGAATGGTGATTAAACGGCCATATCTTAACGCACAGCAGAAAGTGGGTCAGTCTGGGGTGTTAGTATTAGAAGATCTAAATGTTTGTATATTTGAGGATATATGAAAGAAAAATTTAAAAAAACAGGAGATAAAATGTCAGAGAAACAGCAAGAGCAACAGTTAGTTGAGAAACACTACATCATATCTGGATCACAGGTTCAGAGCATACTTCGCTACCTATTTACAAGACCATATGGAGAAGTAGTACAAGGTATTGAAGTGCTATCACGAGGATTAAGAGAACTTGATCCAAATGTAGGTGCAGACTTTGTAGCGAAACCTACAGACGATGCAAAAAAATAATTCACAACTTTTTAGAATGGATGTTAATCTGACTGACTCTAGTCAGATAGCAATAAGCCTGGACTACATTTCGCCAGATAAGATAAAAGAAAGCCTAGAAGACATAGACGAAATTTTTTATGCTAACTTATTGGCAAGTGTAGTTAGGCATTGTATCGAGAATACAATGAAACTAAATGGTGATATAAGACAAATCATAGAAAGGATATAATGAATAACGTGGCAAGAGCAGAAGTCCCAATGAGAATGAGAAGCATTACTGTAAGAATGAGAATTGATGATAGGAGAGTATTAGCAATAGTAGACTATACCATGTCGCCAACAGGCATAAGCCCAATGGCTGTATGGATTAAGGTAAGACCCACCGAGTCTACTCTGGATAGAGAACTTAGAGCTTCAGGTAAGATGATGTCTTTACTATTACAGTATGGGTGTAGTTTTAAAGAGATAGCAGAAACTCTAACTAAAGATTCTATAGTTGGAGCTGCCGTTACTTATCTTCATAAAAATCTTGAGAGTATATTAGCTGGGCAACAAGGGGATAAGGTTCCTAATTTAAATACGGATCCGTACAAAATTAAGGACGTGGGTTAGGCTTCTGGTAAAATTTCAGGACCGTATCTTTCAATTAAAGATTCTCTTCTTTTGTCAGCATCGTCATATGGATCTCTATCCATGTATCTTCTTTTAGCATCTTCAATCTCTTTATTGTCATATTCTATAGATGTCATATCAAAAAAAGCTCTGTATCTATTATAAAGATCTTCTGATTCTTTTTCTATTTCTTCTCTAGTTGGAATATAATCTTGTCCTTTTCTCATCTTAATGGTATATTCTGGCATAGTATCTCTGTAATTATCATAGAAATAGTCTATATCTATACCATAAGGTGAGTCTTGATCCTTTAATTTTTCAAGATCAAATGGCTCTTTATCTAAATCTTCTGTTGGTCTATGCACTATAGACTCAGTCCTAGGTTCTGGTGCACCCCCAACTGGTGGCCTTTCACCTTTTGGAAGTAAAAAATTAAGTATACCTTCAAGCCCAGAGGGTTTGTCTGGAGTTGCTGGACTTCTAAAAAGAAATCCTGCTGGTTCTGCTCTACCTATATCTACATTTTCTGCACCTTTTTCTGCTTTCCTAATTGGTCTAGTTACAATAGAAGGGTTTCTAACTTTAGCACTACCATATGCATTATCAAATATATTTTGAATTCTTTCATTATTTAAAACTTTAGTGTTAGTGTGATGGAATCTACCATATAATTCTTTTGCCGCTTGTGCATTACCTTGCATTACATCATTAATTAGCTGATCAGTTTCTCCTTTATAAGTTCCTACTTGTTGTTGTAAGTTAATTAAAAATAATTCTTCTTGTTGTGTATAACTTAGTTTATTTGGGTCTTTATGTTGTCTTGCTTCATCGACCCAATATGGAACAGGTTGTCCCTTAGCTGTATACAAATTTTCTACTCTTTGTAAGCCCGTCTCAAATGAAGATTTTTTTGGATTGCCGTTTTTATCTAATATAACATTTCCCTTTTTATCTAAATTGTCTCTAGTTTTAAATTGAAAATGCCCAGCAGCTGAAGACTTATTACTTAAATTTTTACCTCTGCTACTTTCTATATTATGCACAACATCTATAAACTTTTCTAAATTTTTCTTAGCATCATCATCTCTACCTTTAAGTAAAAAGTTTTTAATATTAAAAGCTGTGTAAGCATCATCCGATGTCATTTCTTTTACTGCTTCTGCTCTAGTAGATCCTGACATCATTAACCCGTTCGTAGTTTTAGCGTCTAGTATACTAACCTTTCCCTCTCCAGTTGGAACTATAAGTTCTGCGCCTTTTTCTCCAACAAGTATTGGCCCGCTTACTTCTTTATCCTTAACACCTTTAGCTGCGTATTCCACAGGCCTCATTACTAAACTTTCACCTTGGGGTACTTCTTTTTCTGTGCGATCCCCAGTTTGTTTTTCCTGTGTTAACTCTTCAGATGATCTAACTGTTTCATTAGTTTCTGCCACCATAGATCTTGATTGTTTCTGTGCATTTTGCATCATGTTAAATATTTGATTTTTATCTACTACATAGTCAGGTTGTGGTGTTTGTGATAAGCCTTTTTGCGTTTCAATATTTGGCAAAGAATCTAAAACATTTGTAGAAGGTGTCATAATACTATTACCAACAGGAGTTGCCTGAAGCAAACTCTTATCTAAATCTCTTTGGCTAAATATTTTTTTAGGTGCCATTGTATCTACCATATCTTTTTATTCCTCTATAATTTTTTTAATTTTTAATCTTCCCATGTCTTCATATACTTCTGCTTTTACTTCTTTGCAGCTCATGTATATGCCTTCTTGATCTTCTCCTATATTACGAGATATAACACGTTTTTGCTTAAGGCAATCACTAAGGCCATCAGTTGGTACCATTTCTACGGTTGAGCCGTTCTGTATCATCAGGATTGCGAATACAACTTTAATGGTTTCCATTTGTTTTTGACTCCAAATCTATTAATCGTTCTTCATGAAATTGTATAACCATGTCGTTCTTTAGTATCATGGGTATCTCTGATTCCATCTGTTCTTTTAGTTTGTCTACGTTTTCACCAAGATACTCCACCAACATATACAATTCTTGGACTTGTGGACTGACCATGCCCCCCTTGGGGACAGAGTCAATAAAGTTATTAGCAGCTTCTAAGTCTTTAGACATCAGTCTTAAATCTGACTCTATACTATTAAGTCGCTCAATGACTCCAAACCCGAACCAAGCACCCACAAGACAAGCGCCAATAATGCTAATAAGGTTGCGCGCTGGCATCGAGATAGCGGTGTTTTCATTTACTTCTAATCTTTTCATACTTCATCTAATTCTACAAATTTTCCCTCACAAAAATACTCAAATGATTCCATACTCATTCCATCTATATCTCTAAAGTTTAACAATAAACTATCTACCAATGTAACTTTATTATCAAATAAATATTGTTCACAAGCATCTTTAGAAATAAATTGCATTTCTTGCAAGTAGGTATTTCGAGTTTGATCCCCTTCATACCACATCATTACTGTTAATATCCAGATCATTTTTTAACTAATGACCCACCAAAGTATAAGCCTATAATAGCCGATACTAAATTAGTATCTAGCGGTGTAATAACTATACCCCTATGAGCCATAGGTACCCACTGCATAACGTCTTTACCTTCTAAGAATAAAAAGCCAGGTTTAAATTCTATATAGCCAACAATTACCTGTGCCTGTGGGTCTATTAAAGGTAGTATCTTAGGCAGAACAATAATAGCAAAGATAGCAGTTAGTGCTATAATTCTTCGTGTCCATTGGAATCCTACGTTCTCATATTCTCTTGCTTCTTTAAATGCTTCAGTCTGTACTTCAGCTCTTTGTATAAGAAGTTTTTGTTCAGCTTGTTTAGCTTTAATGGATTGACTCCATATAGACATCACTCCTCCTAGGACTGTAGATCCTAACATAGTAATCATTTCAAATGGCATTGCTTTCTCCTCTATTTTGAACCTGGCGGATATGCCAGTATAATATTATTGTTGTGTAAAACTGATCTTATAAAATCATCTCGTGTCATGTTGTGTCTATCACCATATGATTTTAATCTACTTAAAACTGTATTACTCATAGTCTCCATTCTATTAGTAACTTTCTCTATAAACTGGTCTTGAGTATATCCTAAATCCATAGCACTATCTGTGTAGAACATTATATTATCATATAAACCATCATAGCCATCGGATGCAGCTGCAGTAACTAAAGCATTAATTTTATCTTTTTGGTTCATGCTTATCTTTGTACTTTGCCATATACTTTTTAATATAATGGACTCCTCAAATGTACGACCACCTAAATATCTAGCCCAAAAACCTCCAATGTCTCTTTCAATTTGCCCTCTCATATTTTTATATGG